CAGATAGCGCATCTTGGAGATGTTACATGTATGACCTACCTCTATACCTACTAAAACCCTCTGTAATCGGCCATTAAAGGCCTCTGAGTGGCATGTGTAGCCCATCCTGTGACTATGCCCTGCAATAACAGACCGACCCCAGCGTTTAGCAATATTTAACGCGCTTGAACCGCCTACCCTAGACAGGTTGCCCTCATCCCCATGGCAGAGTACAAACTCAGTGCCGGGTATCTCATACGGCTTTTTTGCAAAGTAGATGCCAAGATCTTCATAACCCATAAATTTTTCATATTGTAACTCTGGTAAAGCCATCAAGCCGGGTATCTGACTGACTGCACTAAATAACCTATCACCATGATTAGATCTTGAAACTACATCTGTTTTTAGATCATATAAAATATCTTTGCAAAGATCTCTGTCAGCATTTAGTGTTTGTTGAAATGACTCAGCTTTGCCTTGACTGTATTTAGAGATTGTATTTAGGTCAAGTTCATCACCTACATTTAGTACAAGGTCAAACTTAAAAGTATTTACTAGTTTTTTTAGATTGACAATCGCCTCATCAAATTGAAATGGTACTTGCAGATCACTACAAATTAAGTACCTCGCGTTAAAAGACTTGTCGCGCTTAATCTGTTTCCTCATCATCATCCCATGGCTTAGTCAAAGGATCTTTTTCATCTACAATCCAATCCGGATATGATGACCGATCCATTGCAAAAGCTAGGCTTGTACTTTCATCCATACCAGCTTTGCGGCAAGCAAGATAAACTTCATTAGCTGCAATAGCCCAAAAATCTAATTTAGTTAAAGGCGTGTCTTTAGTTGTGCGCCTACGCTTTGCTACTTTTTTTACTTTGCGTTTAGTTGCCATGAGCTAATCATAAATCATAAAACACCGGAGATAGCCCTGTGGACACCTTCCTCAAGACTAATCTTTGGTGTGTAGTAATCACTCATCATTGTTGGATCACCTACGCGGTAGGCCACCCCTGCCGGCTTGTCAGCCAATATATTAAACCTAGGCATCTTTGTAATTCCAAGAGTTTTTAAGGCTATCTGTGATAGCTCAAGGAAAGTGGTAGGTCTGCCTGTACAAAGATTGACTGTCTGATTGCAGTTGTTTTGTGCCATTGTAACTACAGCATCTACTACATCATCAATGTGTATAAAGTCCCTAGTAGTAGTTGCACGCCCCCATATATCAAATGGATTTGAGTTAAGTATTGCCCTCTGCATAATTGATGGAAAGGGGTAAGTCATATCTTGATCAGTGCCGTAGCCACTAAAAGGTCTAAGAATTAAAACCTGTGTACCCATCTCACGCAAGTAACTCATCAACATTTCACCTGTCAATTTAGCCCACCCATAACTCATATCAGGTGCGCCAATTTTCTTAAAGTTTAGATCTTTTTCTTTTAGCTTATGTTTTTTTGTTAAGGTTTGTAGCTCTGTTGGATAGGCAGCGGATGAGCTAAAATAAACTACATAAGGCTGCTCTGTAACCATGCACCAATTGGCGAACTCAGCATCTATAGCAAGATCTACAGCTAAACTTAAAGGCTCATTTTCTATTTGTTGCCGGCCACCTACAACAGCTGCAAGGTGTATTACAAGATCATATTTTTTTGTTTCTAACTTAAAAAAGTCCCGGCAGTCTGTACCATTTTTTAGATCTACTAAAGTCAATTGTGCATAAGGTAAGGCACGCCTAAAGGCTCTGCCTACAAAGCCATGTGAGCCGGTGATAAGGACTTTCATTTAAGTGCATGTACAAGATCTGCATACTCTTTAGATCTTAGGTAAGTTTGCAAGGTTAGTAAATCTTCTTCATACCATTTAACTTGATTAACTCTTTCATAACCTTCATCCATCTCAGCTTTACCAGCTGCCGGGTGCAGGTGTTCAATGATCACATCTGGTAGATAAACAAGACAGCCAAGATCTATTGCTAATTGTTTTACAAAGTTATCAAAATACAAATGTATGCAACCGGGAAAAGTAATACCTCTGAGCTGATCAACAATATCTCTGGTCATTGCAAAAGCTGTAGGCAGGTTTTGTCCTTGCAAAAGATCATCACCATAGGCAATGCCGGTCTTACCTAATAACGCTTTTTCAAAAGCCTTGTCCCAATCCAGCGATCTAGGCAGGTGATCATCACCCATAAAAATGTACAGATCATAAAGAGGGAAGCGACTGTAATCAAGTAGATGCACCGCAGCATCATTAAGAGCTTTGGCGCAACCGCCCGTCTTATTCTCCGAAGGCAAGCATTTATAGTCTTCATTTTTTGCATACTCATCCCATTTCGGATCATCATTATCTATTACAGCATATAGATCTACAGATGCGTTTGTGCCAAGAAAAGATGCAGCTAGTCTGGCCATGTTTTCAGGTCTGCCTCTACTTGGCACTATCACGCAGCTTCTCATAGGAGAAGGGTATGCAGGTTAGTTTTTAGTTATCAGTATTTCATAAAGCGTGTCTAGCTTATTTTCTATGCGCCTGACTCTGCCTTCTAAATTATGCCCACCATTATGGTCATCTTTAAGCTCTGACAAATAGTGTTTGACAAGCCATCTAATACCTGCAAAAACAGAGGCAACAATTGTTAAAATAGCTACTGCAAGAGCGGCCATGTCATTGGCACTCATTTACTATTGCGGCCAAAGGCCTTATCTTCGCCATCAAAGTATCTAATCAAAGGGGCGACTAGCGCACCTGCAAGGATAGATAGCTCAGGGCGTATATCAGCTACCAAAGCTAAAGCTGTAGTGACAGTAGCAGCGGCTAGACTGCGTAGATAAGATTTAACAATTGCCTTTTGTTTTGCGCTTAGTTTCATTTTATTCCTAACTGTTTGATTTTACTTTGCACTTGATTTTGAGTCATGGCTATTTCAAAGTGCATTTCATCCTTACGACTTTTGTAGTTGCCGCCCCAAGCCAAGCCATACTTAACTAAAAGCAATTGTATAGTATTTCTTTGCTCTTTTGTAAATGTATTTGACTTACCTAAAGGGTGTTTTGTAGCGTTCAAATCTACAGCTGTACCGGATGAGTGATTGCTAAGGATTTTATCTGATCCTCTAGTCATCCTAAAGGCATAACCCCAGTCATCTAATTGACCTTGATCAATAGGCTCTACAAACTCATGAAATTCTTTACAAAAGGCAACAAGTATTGGTGCTACATCTTTTGCACATGCAATCTTTAATGATGTGCCGGGTATGGCAAAGGATTGTATTCCTATAGCTTTGCGGTCTTCACTAGCCGGCCATCCATTAGGACTTGTTAGCTCAATAATTCTCGCCATCCATTACACACTTCCTCAAGATTGTGCTATAAACCTAAAGCCTTTAAATCATCAGTAGTTAAACCAAGTGCGGCAAGTTTGCCTTCGGCTGTTGCCTTGGCTTGTGCCTTTGCTTCGGCTTCGGCTTTACGGGCGGCTTCATTTTCTGCATCAATAGCCATCTGTGCTATTTCAGCAGTAGTAGCATCTCTGACAATTTCTTCGCCAGTTTCGCAATTATATTCTTTTATTTGTGGTTTCATTATTTAACTCCGTATAGTAGAGCTGTTCCGCCTGCAAGAGTTCCACCTAAAACTAAAATTTCAAGTGATGTTATTGCTGCGGAAGTGCTTGGTAAATAACTGCCATTTAGTGAAACTGTTACTTTAGTGCCACCTGAATCAGTATATATAAATAAACCATTAAAGTTTTGTCTAAGTGCTTGAGTATAATCATAAAAATTAAAGACTGCGTTATTATTAACATCAGCATTACCTGAATCTGCACTAGCATCTTGCAATAATATAGAAGTCTGACCAGTTTGATTGCTAACTGAACTTGCTGAAGTTCTTGATATCACTCTTTGATAATCACTGCCTGACGCACCATTTATTCTGATTGAAAGTGAAGTGCCACTTGTAGTAGGATAAAAATCTCTTAATATCAATTGTAAATGATTATAGGTTTGTGGAATTGATGAAATAGTAACTGATGCACCTGTTAATGCAGTGCCACCTGTGTTGATTAAAGTCATACCACCACCAGCAGCAGGAGCAGCCCCAGCCGCCTTAAAAAAAGTAGATACTCCAGCGGATGTAAAGTATAAAGTGCCGCCTTCATGTTGTGCTAAAGCTAGAGATGCAGAGGTATCTACAGTTGCAGTGCCAGCTGTGATTGTGCATACACCTGTATTTAGATTTTGAATAAATAATGTATCACCTGCCGCAAACAAACCTGTATTGACTGTAATTGTTGTAGCACTGGTGCTACTCATAGTAATGCGTGTGCCTTTGTCTGCCGCTACAAGAGTATAACTGGCAGTCTTGGCACTTACAGTTTGATTAAAGTCATTGGTTTGTAGGTCATTGACTTGTTGAGCTGTGAGGACTTGGCCGGTAACAAAAGATTGCTTTGACATGTGTCTCCTAGTAACTCAAAATATCTTCATCTAATAAACCATCAACGGCTGAGTCTAGCAAAAAACCTACCGCAAAGGGTTGAGCGCATGAAAATGTTACAAGAAAAGAATTAGGCGTGATCTGATACTGAACTCCAGCTATAACGCTATCACTGACCACATTGCCGGCAGGTAAGGTTTGAGTAACCTCAATAGGGTTAAAAATGTCAAGGGCTAAAGCTGCCGTAGTCCTAGCAGGATCAGCTTGACTATAAGCATCTACAGTCAAAGAGTTGAGCTGTATATCAACGCCTTGCTCTTTGCGTGAGGCAATAATCATTTGAGCTTGAGATAGAGCATCTGCCTCAGTCTGCATAAGGCCTGATCTGACTCTACTATGCTGAAAATAATCATCAATGCTTGCAGTGTCACTAGCTGTTTGAGCTGTCAATCCAGATGGTGTGACAGTTACTTTGTTAATCATTTGAAAGTCAGATATATCAAACTCAACATTTTGATAGGTTATATCACCTGATCCATTGACATCTGAAAATTTTGTAAGTGTAGATCCAGAGGCGGTAATGATGTCTGTCCTTGACATGAACTTAACAAAGCCCCTCTGATCTACATATAGAGCCCCGGTTTCTGTTTGCTCAATTTCTTGCAAAGCTCCAAGTAAAGATCTTGAATTGCCGCTATCGGTTTGCACTGTAGTAGTAGCTGTTGTAGATATGTCCCTCATGCCACCCGGCCACTCTCCGGCATCAAGCAAACTTGTAACCCTTTGCGCTGTAGTCTGTCCGGCAGTGCCACCGCTGACTGTGGTCAAGGTGGTCAGGTTTAATAGCTGAAAACCATCTACACAATTAAGAGTTACATAGGCAGGGTCAAATCCGCTAGGGCTTTTGTAATTCCACTCTTGTACATAGAAAGATCCTAGGCTGTAATTAATATTGTTAAAAGATGCAGTCATGCGGATCTTACGCATAGGTTTAATTTTGCCGTACAGAGATGAGGATGTATTGGCAGGGTTAAATGTACCTGTTTGATCAACAAAAACTATCTTTGCACTGCCACCGATAAATGAGTCAGAGGATCTATTAAAGGCACGCCTTATGTAGCACTGAGTCACAAAGGCTGTTATATCTACAATATCTGCGGCAGCTGTACCTAATACAGCTGTATCTAAAGGTGTTGCAGGGTCATCAAGTACAAGAGCAGGATCAAAACTTGCTCCGGCACTAAAGTCAATCTCTGCCTTAAATACTGCCGCTGACATTATCTACCTAGGTTTGCTAACTGGGTGACTGCACCGGTGCGGTTTAAGTTATACAACACATCTTGGATGACAGATTGCAATTGACCCTCAGAGATTACAGAGCCTTGCACATTTACAACAACCTTTGTACCCATGCTACCCATGCGATCTAACGGGATTACAGCCTCAGCTCCAGCTTCTCCGATCATTGCCATTGTAGGCTTATTAACAATGCCACCCTCTGCCATGCGTGGTATATCTAAAAGGTTTTGATAATAAGCAATTGCTTGAGCAGTTAATCTACCGCTAGCCGCTGCACCGGATCCTGTTGGATCACTTTTGCCTAATACTTTTTTTAGATCCAATCTGACTTGCTCTCCGGCTGCGATTGGGTCTGCACCTGACAAAATTTGTTGTTGTATTTTAGGACTTATACCAGATATATCGGTTTCCGCAGCTGTCGGTGGAGCTAACTTTTTCTTAGCTAAATCATCTAATAATCCAAGCATTTTGCGTAACTCATCATTAGCTGCGAACAATGCTTTCAAATAAAGCAAAACCTCAACAGTAGTAATACCCCATTTTTTAGCTAACATCTCAACCTCTGCGGTTGTAATTTGACCATCCTCAATAACTTTAAGTACATCTGCATATCTCAAAGCTTCATCAATAGCTTTTGTAGTGCCATCTGCTAATTTTTGCAACAACCTTACGCGGATCTCATCCTCAGCTGACAATTTACGGCTTAATGCAGCTTGTAGATTGATCTTTTCTATGTCAAACATAGACTCAAGTTCTGCCTTTTTCTTATCTAATGCAGCTTGAGCAGCTTTTTCTTTTGTAAGTTTTTTAGTCTTATCTAAAGCGGCAGCGGCAAACTTATCAAACTTTGCTTGCAAGGCGGCTAGTTTTGCGGCAGCCTCTTTTTGTTCTTTAGTTTGCTCTACAGTTTCTTTGGTTGTTTCAGATATTTTTTTGCCGTCTGCGGCAATACCACCAAAAAGCTTTTTTAGTCCATCATACAAGCCCGGCAAAACCGGAATACTTTGAAAAGTAAATATTTTGCTTAATATTGGGTCTGCATCAATTGACTTGCCAAGACTTTGAAAAGCATCTCTAATTTTGTCAATCTTGTCAGCCAATGAAATCAAAATGTATCCGCCGTTTAGTCCTAACTGTTCAAGTTTTGAACCAAAAACATCTGTTGCACCACTACTTCCAATAATGATTTCGGCAGCGGTAATAAATCCTTGACCTAAGTTTTCTTGAGCTTCACCTGCACTAATTGTAAGGTCATCTAATTTTGACCCAAAGGTTTCAGTAGCTCTTTGAGCAGCTCCCCCAAACTTTAGAGTAAGGTAATCTGTTATATCAGCCAAGCCCATTTCTTCGGCTGTAACTGCATTAAAGCCAAGACCTAATTGACCTAAAGCTCTAAATTGTCCTCTATTGGCTTTGCCTAAAGCATCTGTCACTGAAAGTAAATCAACGCCTGACCCTTTACTTGTGTCAATTGCAACACCCAATAAACTTTGTGCCTTACTTAAATTACCTGTTGAAATAATCAAACCATTTAGAGCAGGTGTTAATTCATCCTCAGTAATGTTTGTGGCTGTTTGCAGATCTGTAATAAAAGTTTTTACACCTGCTAAAGATCCAAGCTCATTGATTGAGGTAAGAGATTGCTCTATAGATTTGTCTAGTCTTTCCTGCTCAAGTGCAGCTCTTACAGATGATCTAGCAAGTCTGTCTAAGGCAATTGCCGCACCAATACCAGCTGTAACTAAAGCGGCTTTTGTTGCAAACTTACTAGAGGCAATAACCTTGTCAAAGCCCTTAAGCTCTTTGGTAGCCCTTTGTAAAC